ATTACCATCAAAACTAGAACTAAATTTATCTATTATTGATGTAACATTAATATTTAAATCTAAAATATCAGCATTAGAAAATGATTGTGATGCTAAAAAACCACTACCTGTGTACCATTCGCCTCCTCCAGGTGTTATATTTGAAGAAGGGGATATAGAACCTGTAGTTCCTATATCAAAACTTGCTGTGGTCCATCTATTAGCTCTAACTGATCCATCTTTAAACAACCAAGAACAACCATTAGATGATGTAGGAGTATTTGAATATCTTCCTTTGCCTTCTTCCCAAGCTTTAGCTAATGGATATACTTCAACACTTTGATTAATAGCTAAATTTTTATGTTCTGTTGAAAATAATTGTAAATTTGTATTATAAGGAGATGACCCTACTTTATCAAAAGCTTCTTTAATATTATTATCTGAAAATTGGATTAAAATTCTTGATGGGTAAAATTTAGTTTGAGAAGATATTTTTTCTTTTACTAATTCAAGGATTTCATCCTGACCTGTATTTAATGAATCTCTATCAGGGTGACTATATAGTGTTGAATCTTTTTCGGGAAATATAAAATAATATGCCATTTTAATATGTTGTTACAAGTCCATTAATATCTTGAGTAGGATATTTTATTTCAAAAATACTAGGGTCCATTGAAGGGTAAACTACACCATTTTTAGTAGCTCTAATGAAGTCATACTTATATTGTGAATATCCTAATAATACGCCATTTTTATTTTCTAATTCAATTTTTTCTACTGTTTGTACTCCTTCAATACCTGCTAATAAATTAGATATTTCAGATATGATAATAGGTTGATTGATTTGCCATTTATCTATATTGAAATATTCTATTAATTCAGATATGCAATTTAATCTTATTTCATTATTATTATAATTTTTATAAGTAGTTATTTGAAAATTTAAACTAAAATTAATTACAAATGCATCTTTAATATTAATAGCATCTGTTAACATTCTATATTGTTCTAAATAAGTTGCTAAATTAGTTTTAGTAGCTTGATTTAAAGTAGATAAATTTTTGCTAGCATCATATCCTAAAGTATATAAATTTAAGGCTGATGGGTTTGGTAAACGATTAGTTTCTGTTAATAAAGGTGATATTTGATCATCTTGTGTTATATAAGTTTTAGCAATTTGTCCAAATTTTGGGGGTAAAGATAATGTTCTTATAATATAATCATTTTTAGTGACTACTCTTTGTTGAGAAGAAAAATTAGCCATTGTATTTAATCTAATATCTTCTATAGAATCACCAGCTCCACCACCTGTTGCTGCTAAAGGGTTATTAGAAGCTATTGATGTTTTTACATAATTTAATAAACCACTATTTAAATTTGGTTTATTAAAAATAGTTAATTCTCCATTTTCAATAATAGTATTTGAGGATACATTAGATTCTAATCCTCCTCCTACTAAATAAGTTACAGTTAAAGTTATATTAGCAGGTGCTTGACCATAAGTTTTTGTAAATAAAAAATTAGATGGATCATAAGCTTGATCTAATTTAGATCTACCATCATTTATACCTAAACCAATATTGTCAGGATTAGGTATAATTTCTTCATCTGCTTTATCACTAGTACCTGCTCCAAATTGAATTTCTAATTGATTATTAGTTTTAAATCTAGATATAAAACGTCTTGATGATCTTTTTAATTTTAAAAGATATGGAGTTTGAGAATGGTAATGATATAATTCGGAATCATTAGCTTTTATATTTTCTATTTCTTCAAAAATTGTATCTTGAGCTAAATATGGTACTTCAGACCATACATTTCCCTCATTATCAATTATTGATTCAATTGAAATAATATTAGTATCAAATAATTCTAAAGTTTTAAACCTTTCAGCTGCTCCTATGGTAAAAGTTTGTGTTTTTCTTTCACCTGAAATGACTTTAGCTGTTTTTTTAAGTAAATAATATGCTGGGTTATTATTATTATCATAAGAAAATATTTCTGGGTTAGCATCAAATGATGATGTAATACTAAAATCTATTTGATCTTCTAAATAAAATACTGCTCCTTCAGTTGAATTAAATGTAGAATTTTCTCCTATTTTTAAAGCATAATCATAATCAGGTATATGTTCAGTACCATCATTATTTAATTTTGCAGGAATTTGTTGGAAAATTTCTAAATTTACATTAGAAGCAGCTGTAACTTTAGGTTTATAACCCATAGCATAAGCCATATTATATAGATTTTCTTTTTCTTGAGCTAAAGATAAAAATGATTCACGTAATTGTGTATCGGTATAAAAAGATAAAACATCACCAACATATGCTGCCATTTCAAGGAACATCATTCCAGGATTACCCTCACTAAAATCATTAAAGTTATCTGGAAAATAAACCTCAGCAAATTCCATTAATTGATTTTTATAAGAATTAAAATCCTTATTAAGATATTTTACATCTTTATCTTGTGTCTTATTTGATACTTTATTATATGCCATTTTTATATATTATTAACCATTTCCGCGTGGAAAATATGATGAGTTAAAGTTTAACTGGATTGCGTCTTCTGATCCATCTAAATTAAAACTATATGAAATTATTATAAATAATGAATATTCATTTCCCTCAAAATTTACATTTATATCTACTAAGGATATTGTAGGTATGTAAAATTCTATTTGAGTATTTATTTTTTCTTTTAAAAGTTCTATATCTGGATTTTGTTCAAATAATAAATTTTTTAACCCTACACCAAAATTTGGTTCATTTACACGTTCACCCGGTTCAGTTAATAATAAATTAATTAAATTATTTTTAACTTGTTCTTTAACTGTTTGGGTACCTTTAAACATATTAACATCATTAAGAGGAAAAGCAACCCCAATAGTAACATTTTTGTTAATATCTAGGGGACTTATTCTTCTATTTCCGTTAATATATGCCATTATGGTCTATGATTTTTTCTTTTATCCATTGCCCGCATTAATTCACGATAATCTCTATTTACTACATTTGAAATTTCAGTAGGCATTGGTACTTCTGGTGTTGATGTTGATTCAAGATTTGTATTACCTTGAGCTGTTTCATTTAATAAATCATTTAATGCTCCATTAGAAGTAAATTGTTGGGAAATAGGTTTACCCATAATTTTTTCTTTTAGAGATGATTTTACACTTGCAGGAATTGGATTACCCATTCCAGTAGCTGTTATATTACGTTGTGTTGGTTGGTCTACAATTGTAGATTTAAATTCATCACGTAAATCTTCTTTAAGTGTTTTAATTTCACGTCGAAGAGCATAATCTATTTCTTCTCTTACGACTTTTCTAATTAATTTTTCGAAAACTGTTGCTTTCATATTAAATAATGTTTGTTAATAAATATAATTAAATTAAGCAATTCGATATTGAATTACTTGGAAATTTGCATTTCGTATTCTTTCTATAGTATTAGGTAATAAATCATCTTCAATAAAGATTATTTCTTCACCTTCATTTAAATTATTTTGTACATTATCTATAGCATCAGCATAATCTTCGTCTTGCATTGAATCTCCTTCAACATTACACATTAAAGTATAATTAAGATAAAATCCTTCAATTAGACCTATAAGAGCTGTTATAGTTGCTCTTATTACCGATATAGCTCCTATAGCTAAAGTTAGTATCCCCATAGGTATTAAGGCTTTTTTTGTAATTTTATCTACTTTCTTTTTAAAAACTTTTATTGAATTTTTAATTTCTTGGGTTTTAGCTTTAGCTTTATCTATTTGATCTTTTAATTTAATAGTAGTAGCACCATCAGCTGCTGGGCCTTTTAAAAAATTAATACCTACTTTAGCTATTTGTATTGCAATATTAAGAACAGGAATTAATGCATTTAAGGTTAAAAATATTCCTTCAATAATAAGAATTAATTCTCCTACTTTTTTAAGTTTTTCTTGTAATTTTTTTAATTTTTCATCAGACTTATTAAGTATAAATTGTAATTTAACTACTTTAGATTTTAATTTATTATAAATTTTTTCTACACGATTTTTTACTTCTAAACTACATATTAACTCAGGACTTTTAGAAGATATCTCATTCATCATTAATTGTTGGATTGAGGATTGTGTAGGAATTTTTTGTTGAACTTCAACTATTTTTTTATCAGCTTCTCCTTTTATTTTAGGAGCTACAGTATCTAAAATTTGTTGACTTTGTTGAATTAAGGTTACTATGGCTCTTGACATATTATATAGTTTTAACTTGATTACTTAAATTTTCTTTAAATTTATTTTTTAAAACATTCAATTTATTTATACGTCTCTGTAAAGGAATAATATTAGTAGCATTAGGAGTTGTAGGACCTATAGGTGGAGCTATATATGATATTTCATTTCCTATCATATCTAATATATCTTCTAAAACATCTAATAGACCTTCTGTTAAATCATCCCCAATCATCCATTCTTGCATTTTATGACCTAAAATAACAGGTTCAGTAGGTAAATCACCTTCTTTTAAACCTAAGTAAATATTAGGAGAATTTACTACAAATTTACTATCTTGTTTATCACTTGTATCAAAATGAAAACTACCATTTGTACTAAAACCAATAGCTTTATTTGAAAATAATAAAATAGAATCATCTTTGGCATTAAATATTAAACGATCTGAGTCTATTATTATCTGTTTTCCTTGGTATATATTAGGTGCATCTGGTGTATAATTCATTATTTTTAAATTTATTGAGGGCCATCTAAAAGTTCTTCAGCATTGTCCGCAAAAGAATCATCAATCCCCCCAAATGAAGGAGTTGGTGGGGTAATGTCAAAAGATTCATTTGTAATATTAAAATCAGAATTAGTATTAGTTGGTTCTGTAATTTCAGGTTGGGTTATTAAGGTTTCAGGGGTTTCATAATTACCTGATAATTTTTCTTGGATAGTTAATACTTTAACTAAATTAGCCTTAAATGATTTTTGATTTAATGAAGCAGGAGTAAAATTAGCTAATTGTTGATTTGATGTCATATAAATAGATGATGCATCGCTCATTATATCTTCTTGAGTATGAATCCAACCTTTATTATCTAATTGATTTGATTGTCCATTTTTTATAATGATAATAGGATCACCTAACTCACCTGTATTACTCCATTTATTAGGGGTATTTACTTTATCACTTATATTAGTAGAACCAAATCTTATAGAATTACCAAATCTACCTTCTATAATAGTATCACCTTCATAAGGTAATAGTGGTTTTATATTTAATTTTTCTTGAAAGTATTCACCTAATTTTACATTTACAGGTTCATTTTCTACTCGCCTTAATATAGATTCTTCATAATTATTATTTTGACTATTTTGTATATAAGGTAATGCATTATGGTGGGGGTGATTCCATATATTTACTATTGGTAAATAATATGTAGATATTTTATTATTTTTATCCCCTGAAGACATTATTAGAACAGTTTCATTTAGTAATGGATAATTTTTTACAAATGAAAATAAAGGTTTTGCAACAGAATCTGTAGAAGGATTAGATTGGTTTAAAGTTGTATAAAAAATAGTTCCTATTGAATCATATTGCCCATAATCATTAAAACGATTATGTGATTGGTCTAAAATGATATCAGTAACCCTAACAGCTTCTAATTTAGTGTTAGGGGATAATATTTGAAATTTATTATTTGTTCTAACTATTGCCATTAGTTTTTTTAGGTTCTTTTTCTGTTTCTTCTATAATATCTTGTAATTGATTCATTTCTTCTTCAGTTAACATATCACCACCTCCACTAGTAGCATTACCAGTGGATAAACGTTGTACAATAGCTGCCATTTTTAATAAATGGTCGTCGTTTTTAACGCTAATTTCCATATATTCTTTAATTAATGGAACAACAACTGTTGCGTCTCCTAAATTTTGAATAAGGGGTCTTAATTCAGCTATAAGCTGACCGATTTGTTTACCTTTTTTTTTCTGATTAGTGTGGATTTCTTTAAGAAGATCAGAAAATGTTTTGTCGTCAAATATTACTTTGCCTAATGGATCCATATTATTATTTTATTATAAATATAGATTTTTTAAATTTTTGCATATCC